GGATGCTGGCCTTCCTCGTCCATGGTCGGGACCACGCGTCCGGCCTCGGAATAGACCTCCTTGGCCATGGACAGGTAGATTTCGCCGCAGCGCTGCATGCTCTGGCGCATGTTGTCCATGTAAGTGAAGGTCTTGGCGTCGGTCCGGGTCGCCGCCATGTCCATCGCTTCAGCGGAAACGTTGGACCGCACCTCGTCGGCGTTGTCCTCGTTGGTCGTCAGCTGCGCGACGTCGTTTGCCGTGATCTGGATCAGGGCGCCGAGCACGGGCGGAAGCTGCGGCGGCGTCACCGTGCCGACCGGACCTGTCGGGATGGCCTGACCTGAGGTCGGGTCGATGATCGAATTGATCACGCTGTAGGGATAGCGGTTGATGCTCGCTTCGGCCCATTGCGTCTCATGACCGGCGATCTGCTCGGCGGTGAAGATCGGCCGCTCGATGGGCGTGATCGACGCCGTTTCGGTGAGCTTGCTGATCTGGGCGTTGTAGATGCGCTGCGGGTCCTTCGCCAGGCGCACATGCCCGCGCACCCGCTCCATGTTGTCGATGAACCAGCGCTTGCCGTAGACCGGAACGACGGGGATCTGATCGCCCGCGATGATCTGGCGCGGCGCGATCTCACCGGCGGCGCTGAAGGTCAGCTTCTCGACCTCACGACGCTTGACCCGCTTCTGTCCGGTCTGGCGCCAACCCTGGGTCTTCAGGTCCTGGCGCTCGCCGGGCTCCAGGTCGTCCAGCCATTCCTTGCGGGTTTCCCCGGTCATGACGTGCTCGAACGAGAGCCGCGTCTTGGTGGTCTCGATCACGCGGTAGTATTCCGCGATCCTCACCACATCGGGCGTGTACCAGTCGTAATAGGGCTTGAGGATGTCCTGCGGCCAGGACGCCGGATCGTCGTCGTAAGCGTCCTTGAACGCCTGGGGCGACATGGCGCTGATGACATGGCAGAACTTGGCGTCGGACTTGTCGTAGAGCCGCGCGTCCATGTCCCAGAACACCGACTGGTCGGCGTCCGGAATCCACTTGAAGCCGATGCGCTGGGTGTCGTCGTCGGGGTCGTATTCGTCAACGTACTCGTTGCACAGACGCCATGCGCCCATGCCGCCCGCGACGGCCTCCTCGAACGCGCCGTCGAACGCCTGCTTGCCCTTGGAGCGATAGACATCGGCCATGAACAGGCCGTTCAGGGTCTCGGCGGTCTGCTCATCGGCGGCGCTGTCGGTCTCGGCGCGGAAATCGACCAGCATCCGGTTGGCGCGGTAGTCGGCGTAAATCTTCTCCGTGCCCTGGGCGGTCTTGTTGACCTCGACCATGATCGAGTTGGAGAACTGCTGCGCCCAATCGCCCTCCCACTGCGCCCCGGCGATGGAGACAAAGCGGCGGTCCTGAAGGCACAGCGCGCGCTCTTCCTGCTGGGCCTGGCAGATGGCGTGGAACTGATCGAGCGCAACCTCGAACGCGCCGTCGCTGACGTCTTCGGGGCCGTCGTCGGTTGTGATGTCGCCGTCCGGCTCGGCCATTTAACGTCCCTGCGCTCCGGCAGGGGGTCGGGCCGCGAACGAACCGGGTCAACGGCGAGCGTTGAAGCCTGTACGTGTGGGGGGGATCACAACGGGCGTGGGCGCTTGGGCGATCACTGACGGCGGCCTGATCGCGGCGCTCTCGAACGACTTGTAGCCGTTGCTCAATTCGTCGTGGACCGGGTTATTCTTCCACACCCCGTATTTGTCGTCCCACTCGCGGCGATAGCTGTCGATGCAGTCGACCAGGCGCGAGCACCGGCTTTCATCGAACCACACGCTGGCCAGAAGCTGGCGGCTGGCCTCGATCCCGTCCCGCTGCTCGGCGATACGCTTGAGCACCCGAACCGGCTTGATGCCGCACTCCTCGGCGTGCTGCTTGGCAGACTTGGCGTCCTTGCCGAGACGGCGGTGATCGGCGTCGTGCGGCATGTCGTGGCCGCTGTAGTTGTAGCCCTTGTCCGTGAGCACCTTGGCGTAGTGCGAAAAGCCCTCGCCGCTGTTCTCGTAATAGTCGATCGCGCGCCTCTCCGGCCCCACGTCCTGCCAGAAGGTGATCGCCATCTGGTCGTTGATGCCAAGGTCCCAGGTCGTATAAACCGGGATGTCGAGGATAGGCACGCGGCAGATACGGCCCTCGGCGCGCGCCTTGGCCATCTGGGTCCCGAAGTAGGCCCCCTCGACTGCAGCCTCGAACGCCTCGTCCGGCGTGGACGGGTATTCCTGGCGCATCTTGTCGCCTTGCTGCTCGGCCTTCTTGACGTACCAAGCCCGCTGCTCGCGCGTGAGGCGGATTCCCTGCTGTTCCAGCTTGGCGAAATACTCGACCATCTCGGCCGGCTCTGGCACATCGGCGTCGAGCACATAGCCCTCGTCCGAGAACCAGGCGTAGAAGTGGAACTTGAAGTCTAGGGCCGTCAGCGCGCGGTGCGCCTGAGCCAGTTTCCGCGCTGCCTGGACGATGTCGAAGAACCCCCCGGAACGCCCCTCGGCCGTGCTCTCGACCGTGATCCTTTGGCCGACGTGCACGGTGTTGAACGCGCCCGTCTTGACCTCCTCGGCGCGCTCGGGGGCCTTGGCGCAGAGCTTGCCGTACTCAGACACGTGCAGGCGCTGCAGCGTGCCTGAGCGCAGCGACGTCCCGACGCGAATCGAAGATCCATTGTTGAACTTCAGACTGTCGGCGCTGTCCTGCTCGGCCGCGACCAGTTTGCGGAACGGCTCCGGCAAGTGGTCATAGGCGAATTTGATCTTGTCGCTGAAAAACGCCTTCGCATCGCGCAGATTGTGAGCGATGACGCCCGCCGACAGGTTCGGGGTGAACAGGCAATCGTCCAGCATGTCGAGTTGGATGACCGTCGTGAAACCCCGCTGGCGGGCCTTGAGGATCACATCCAGCCCATGCCGAGTGAGGATGAAATCCTCCTGGTCGGCGTTCATGCGGAACGGCACACAGGCGCCGGTCTTGTCCTTGATGTCGTAGAAGCCGCCCCGGAGCCGTGAGAGCTTGTCCGGGAACCGGCGCTTCATCTCGCCAAGGAACGCTTCCTCGGCTGCGGTTAGCCTCGCTGATTGAGCCATTCCGCCATCTCGCCAGAGAGGCCGTGCTTGTGCTCGATCTCCTGCTTGTCGCCGTACTTCTTGGGCGCAAGTTTGGCCGCTAACCACTTGCGGCTGTCGATCCGCAGCTGTGAGCGCCGAACGTGATCACCGTTGATCTGCCAGCCGATGGATTCACCTTCGCCGTCCTTGCGCTCCATCCAATCGTTGGTCGCGTCGTCGGCGATATCCAGGATTTCGTCCGCCAACGTGTCGGCTTGCGCGTCGCGCGCGTGCGCATACTGCTTGCGAAACTCCTCGTTCACACTCAGCCATCGGCACACCGTGGAGGGAGCCGGCATGTCATCGGACAGGCAAATGGTGCGCAGGCTTTCGCCCTCTATCAGCCGCTCACAGATGGCGTTCGCAACCTCTGGGCTGAACTCGCTCGGACGTCCTCCAGCCATCACGCCGCTTCCGGTTCCTTGAGCTTCCACGTCCTGGGCCTGCGTCCGTCGTGTTCTACGACGCCCTTTGCCTTTAGCTGGGCGAGCCTGGCGCGGATGCTGTCGCGGTTGGTGCAACAGCGATAGGCGATGTCCTCGGTGCCGCAGGAGCGGTTGGCGAGGGTCTTCACCACCTTTTCCGAAAGGATGGTGCGATAGACTTCGCCCTCGCGCTTATCCTTGGCCCGCTTCTTCTTCCTGCGGCGCAAGACCTTGCTGGCGAGTTGGGGCGTGCTGAAGGCCTGCTTGCCGAGGCAGGACGCGGCGACGAAGGACCAGCTGCGAGCGTCCATGTCACGTTCCTTCCCCTTCCTTGAGGATGTGAGAAATCGCGGCTTGGAAGGCGTTGCGCGCGTCCGCCGCGTCGAAATCATCAAGCGTCGGCCATCCCGATTGATGGGCGCGCGATACCATCGCCTCTATCGTCCCTTCGTCTGGATCTAGCAGGGCGGTTAGAGCGGCTATTGCAGCGTATCGGCAACTGTCGGGATCAGCGTTTGGGATGTTGTCGCTGATCGCTGTTGCTACCTTCTCCAGGGCGCTCATCCCCGTTGATCCTTCTGGGCCATGTGATCCCGCATGGCTTGTGTGAGGCCGCGTTCGTCCACCGGGCCGCTGATGGGCGGGGCGAGCGTTCTCTTGGCCGGCGCGCGGTCGGCCATGGCCTTGTGGAAGCTCGCCAGCATGTCGCGGACGGATTCCTTGGCTGCCGGGGGCTCTGGCGGCGCGTCACGCCCGATCTGGAGTTGGCGGTGTTGGCGTTCCAGGTTCCGGCGCAGACCGTCGCACGCGATCGCCAGCGGGTTCGGCGTGGTCTTGGCCAGGTCCCGGATCCGGCCGGGCTTGGGGAAGAACTCGCTGTCCGGGCCCTTCACGTAGGCCGCCATGCCCGCTTCGATCGCTGAGGGCGGCAGGTCGTCCAGGGCGTTGGTGTAGTCGGCCCACCACGCGGCCCATTCGGCGTCGGTGCGGGTCGGCTGCGGGTAGAGGGCGAACCGCGCGGCGAGGATGCCGGCGATCTCCTCCGGGGCCGCTGAGCGCGTGGCCTCGGCCCGGATGGTCGGGAACGACCGTTCCGCCTCGGCCATCAGGTGCGGCGGCAGGTCAGAGCGCCCGGCGAGCAGATGCGAGCGCAAACCCTCGCTGAGCGCTGGCCATGTTGTCGAGCTTGGCGGCGAGTTTGGCGGAAGGTTGGTCAGGTCGTTCATGGCGGGGACCGTTGGCTGCGGTTGGGATTTCGAGGGCTCGGCGGTTGTCGGCGATGGACTGCCCAATCGCGTCATCGAAGAACTTCCAGGACTTGATGGGCGAGCCGCGCGCCCTGGCGATGGTCGTCACCACGGGAACCACGTCGTGCTCCCAACTGGCGCCGTCGCGCTTCCAGGCATCCAGGCGGCCGGTCGTTGTGACGAGCAGTTGCTGCTTGGAGGGGTCGAGCCAGCGACTTGCGGTGAGTTCGACCAGGAGCTTGGCGTGCTCGGCGGCCTTGCCCTGCGGCCAGTCGGAACCCGGCTCGCGCGCTTCAGCAACAACAACAGCAGCAGAGCAAGTATCTACTAACCTAGAAAGGTTATTCTCTCCGCGTGTATGTACGGGGGCGGACGCGTCCTTGGTCGGGTGGATTTCCACCTGTTCCACCGGAGTTCGGGTGGATTCCACCGGATTTCCACCGGATTTCTTCGCCGCCTCTTTCTCGGCCTTGCGCTTGCGATCCCACTCGCGGCGCTTCTCGGCGGCCTTGTCTGCGGGCGAGACGATGCGGCTCAGGAGATCCTGATAGCGGGCCTCGGCCTCGGTCTGGCGCTGCTCCTCGAACTGCGCAGCCATGGCGTAGGCGGTCGCCTCGTCCACACCGGACGCGATCATCTGACGGTAGAACGCCAGTGGGCTCACGCGGCCTCCTGCTGAGCAAGGGCGCGGCGCAACGAAGCGGCGAGCCGACAACTGTCCCAGGCCGCGTCTTCGCAGCGTTCACGTTCGCTGGCGTCCGTCTGCAAGCCGGCGTGATAGTCCCAGAACATGGCCAGCCAGTCGTGCAGCTCTGGGCCGCCTTCAGGGATCGGTCCGGCAATGGCGGTGACGCTCATGCCGCTACGCCTTCTGTGCTGCGGGCGCGGGCTTTGGCTTTGACGGCCCTGGTCCACTTGGATTTCGGGACGCGGTAGTCCAAGCCCCTGGCCTCGACGGCGCGACGGGCATGCAGGGAGGTGGTGTGGTCCTTGAGGCCGAAGTGGCGCACGATCTGGGTGTGCGAGAACCCGGCCCAGCTCATGCGGGCCATGGCCTCTTGCCGGGGATGGGAGAGCCACTTCTGCCGGCTGAGCGTGTAGAGGTCGGACACAAGGAGGCCGTGGTCCTGTGCGACCGCGGCGGCGATCTGGCGCATGCTGGGCCTGCCGATGACGAGCCAGTCCCTCATCGCGTCACCCGTTCGCCATAACTCGCGGCGATCCCATAGACAGCGGACACGGTGAGGCCGAAGCGCTCGGCAATGAGCGACACGGGAACGGCGGCGCGGGCGGCGGCCAGGATGCGGCGATTGCGCGCCTCGGTGATCGGGCTGGGCTGCGGCGCCGGGCGGCCGGATGGGGTGTACGGCTCCCCACCGATCTTGCGCCATGCCATCAGGTCAGCGTTGTAGCCGTCCTGATAGGACTGGTAGCGTTCGGCCCAGTCGTCGGGGTAGC